CATTATTAAAAAAGGCATAAACAAAGATAAACTAGCAAAGAAATAATATGGATAAAAAATTAGAAAAATTAGCTGACGAAATGATTAGATTGACTCCAGAAGAAGGACAGCAACTATCATTAATTATTAAAGCTAAGATTATGCCAGAGATGGCTAAAAAGCAACAACAACAAGGATTACTACAGCAGCAGAATCCTCAAGCACAGCAACAAATGGCTAATATGGGTAAGAGACCAGGAGGTCAAATACCTATGCCTAATGCACAAATGGCTGCACAACAAGGATTATTAAGATAATGAAACTAAGAACTCATGCTTTTGTAGCTAAGCAATATGCAAAAAAATATTATGCTAATGCTGTAGAGTCTGTAAAAACTTTAAAAAGTAAAATTACTAAAACTCATAAAATTGCAGCAGGTACTGCAGTTGCTGGTGGTGCTATTGGAGCTTATGCAGGTTCAAAAAGAACAAAAAATAAAATAACTTCTCAAGCAGGAATAGGTATGGGTTCAGCATATGTATTAGGAAAACAAAGCAAAGTTAAAGGTGCATTTCAATTAGATATAGCACCTAAATTTAGAGCTGTAGCTGAATCTAAATCTAAAATTAATAAAATAACTACACATAAATCAGATAAAGATTTTTTAAAAGCAATCAAAACAAAAAACTTTAGAAGTGCAGTTTTAAGTAATAGAAAACAAAAACAAGGATAAATCAAATGATAGATAAAATAGGACGAGCAGCATTGTTTGCAAAAAGTCATTTTAAGACTGCAATTAATAGTGCAAAAGAATTAAAAGGTAAAACTATATACAAAGCCAGAGGTTTAAAAAAAAAGGTAGCTACTAAACACGCTAAGTTAGCATCAGATATTGGACTTTATAAAGGTAGCTTTGCTAAAGATTTTGCAGCAGGAGCACGTAGAGAAGGAAGATTATTAAGAAAAAATGTATTTACTGGAAGCAATGCTTTTAAAACTGTTATGGATTATCCAATAACAACTGGAGTAGGTATTGGAATAACAGCACGTGCACTACAACCTAAAAAAGATAAAAAGAAAAAGAAAGGATAATTATTATGCCAATGGTAGGAAAAAAAAAATACCCATATACAAAAGCTGGTAAAAAGAAAGCTAAGATGGCTGCTAAAAAATCAGGTAAAAAAGTTAAAAGAGGTTACTAATGATTAAAGGTGGAGATATAGGCTTTACTAAAACACCAAAGAAAAAACCTTCTGTATTTAAGAAAGCTGCTAAAACTATAGTAAAAAAAGGAATTAAGTTTGCAGTAAGTCCATTAAGTCTTGGATTAACTGCAGGTACTATTTTATATAAAGGTGCTAAAAACCAAAAAGGTATTAATTTTGTTAAGAACAGACAGTTCGACAAAAGAGGTAGAAAGATAATTTAATGGTTGAAGATAAGAAATTACCAGATCAAGAGGAAAAAACATCAGATAACCATGGTGGTAAAAGACCAGGTTCTGGTAGACCTTTAGGTGCTAAGACTAAGAAGAATTGGAAATCTATGCAGGAGATGGCTGAGAAATATCAACATTCTCCTTTGGATTATCTATTAGCTGTGTTAAACAATCCTATGAGCTCACCTGAACGTAAAATGTATGCAGCCGAAAAAGCAGCTCCATTTGTTCACCCAAGGTTAGCGTCAACAACATCTAAAATAGGAACAGATGAACCAATCGCAATCAAAGTCTCTTGGCAAAAAGACGACTAATAAAAAAGTCGCTAAAGTAGAAATACCTTATAAGCCAAGACCTTATCAGTTAGACGTACATAACTCACTTAAAAGATTTAGTGTTCTAGTATGTCACAGACGATTTGGGAAATCAGTATTAGCTATTAACGAATTAATTAAAACAGCAGCAGACAAACCAAGATCTTTGTGTGCATTTATAGCTCCGACTTACCGACAAGGTAAATCCATCGCTTGGGAATATTTAAAATTCTACACAGAACCTTTAATGAAATTTGGTGGTAGTAGAAATGAAACAGAATTAAGAATAGATTTATTTAATCAATCACGTATTCAAATTTTTGGAGCAGATAATCCAGATAGTATTCGTGGTATGGGTTTTGATAAAGTTGTTATGGACGAATACGCAATTATGTCCCCTAGAGTGTGGACCGAAATTGTAAGACCAGCAGTATCTGATAAACTAGGATCAGTTTTATTTATTGGAACTCCAATGGGACACAATCAGTTTTGGGAAGTATTTGACTTTGCACAACGTGGTCATAAAGATTGGTATGGAAAACTATACAGAGCATCTGAAACAGCAGTAATACCAGATGAAGAATTAGAACAAGCCAAAGCTATTATGAGTCCTGAACAGTATGAACAGGAATTTGAATGTTCATTTACTGCAGCAGTATCAGGAAGTTATTATGGAAGATTAATAACTAAAGCAGATAAAGAAAATAGAATTGGTGAAGTACCTTATGATGAATCAGTAGGTGTAGAAACTTGGTGGGACTTAGGTATTGGAGATTCAACTGCAATATGGTTTGCACAAAGAGTTGGAACTGAAATTCATTTAATAGATTATTACGAAACTTCAGGTGAATCATTAGCACACTATGCTGATATACTAACTGAAAAAGACTATGCATATAGTCGACATATAGCACCTCACGATATTATGGCGAGAGAGCTTGGAACAGGTAAGTCAAGGTTAGAAGTTTCTCAAGAATTAGGTATTGACTTTGAAGTAGCACCTAAGTTAGAAGTAGATCATGGAATTGAATCTGTAAGAAATACTTTACCAAATTGTTATTTTGATAGAGTAAAATGTAAAACAGGATTAGATGCTTTAAGACAGTATAGAAAACAATGGGACGATAAGAATCAAGTATTTAAAAACAAACCACTTCATGACTGGTGTTCACACGCAAGTGATGCATTTAGATATGGATGTGTACACGACCCAATTGATACATCAGACTGGGATAAACCAATTAATATAGATACAAAATACGTAGTATGAAAAATAAAGAAAAATCACAAAAAGAAATATTATCAGTAGTAAGTAGAGAGATACATAACGCATCAGGTTATATTGGTGGAGAACTTGTAGCTAGAAGAAAAAAATCATTAGAATATTATTTAGGAGAACCTCTTGGTAACGAACAAGAAGGTAGATCTCAAGTTGTTTCTAATGATGTTTTAGATACAGTAGAAAGTTTAATGCCATCATTGATGAGAATTTTTACATCAGGTGATAATGTATTTAATTGTGAAGGACAAGGGCCAGAAGATGAAGAAATGGCTAGACAATGTTCTGACTATTTAAACTATATATTCTATAAACAGAATGATGGTTTCTTAGCGTTATATACAGCATTCAAAGATGCATTAATTCAAAAGAATGGAATACTAAAAGTATATTGGGATAATGCACAAAAAATTGAAAGAGAAGAATATTCTAGATTAACAGATGATGAGTTTAATGATTTGGTTTCTATGGATCAAATTAAAGTTAAAAATCATACTGAATATGAAGAAAAAATAACTGATGCATCTGGTAAAGAAATAGATACAGTTAAACTACATGATGTAGTTATAAATAGAATAGAAACTCATGGTAAGGTTAAAATAGAACCAGTTCCACCAGAAGAATTTTTAATTGAACGTAGATGCAAATCTATTGATACTGCTAATTTTGTTTGTCACAGAGTGAACAAAACAAGAACAGAATTAATAGAGATGGGTTATGATAAAGATTTAGTAGCATCATTACCACAAGGTGATGGTGATTATTATACAGAAGATAAATTTACTAGACATCAAAATGTAGACTTTTCTCATGGAGAAACAGATGGAGATAAAAGTACACAGGATGTTTTAATTCACGAATGCTATGTAAGAATGGATGTAGATGGTGATGGTAAAGCAGAGTTATTAAAAATCACTGTTGCAGGTGATGGTAAAAAATTTCTTGATATGGAAGAAATAGATACAATGCCTTTTATATCTATGACTCCAGTTATCATGCCACACAGATTCTATGGAAGAAGTGTAGCTGAATTAGTAGAAGATATACAATTAATAAAATCAACTGTAATGCGACAGATGTTAGACAATATGTATCTAACAAATAACAACAGAGTTGCAGTACAAGATGGACAAGTGTCTATGGACGACTTATTAACTAATCGTCCTGGAGGAATCGTGAGAACGAAACAACCTCCTCAAAATGTAATGATGCCTATTCAGGCTCAACCCATTACAGAACAGGCAAGTGGTATGTTAGCTTATTTAGATTCTGTTAAAGAAACTAGAACAGGCGTAACAAGACAATCACAAGGGCTAGATTCAAATGCATTAAGTAGTACAGCAACTGGTCAAAACCAAAGTCTAACACAATCGCAAATGAGAATGGAGTTAATTGCCAGAATTTTTGCTGAAACTGGTGTAAAAGATTTAGCCTTAAAGATGTTTGAACTTACTTGCAAATATCAGAATAAAGAACAAATAGTAAGAATTAGAGGAAAGTATATTCCTATGAGACCTTACGAATGGAAAGACAGAGTTAATATTACAGTACAAGTAGGATTAGGTACTGGATCAAAAGAACAACAGTTAATATTGATGAATGCTATATTAGAAAGACAAATGTCAGCAATCAATCTACAACAGAATGTTCATGGCCCAATGGTTAATCTAAGAAATATTTACAACTCTTTGAAAAAATTAGTTGAAAATGCAGGTCTAAATAGTATAGAACCATACTTCATGGATCCAGAAGTGGGAGCAGCTCAAATGCCACCTATTCCTCCTAAGCCACCTACTGAATTTGAGAAGGTGACGTTAGCCCAAGTACAAGGTGAAAACCAACGTGCACA